TACCAGATCCGCAACAATTACTGTATTCCATTTATATATATATTTATAGCATTTAATACAATTATAAAAAATGCTATGATTAGTATTATTATTATTTGTGTTTTAAACTTTCTCATTCTTATTAGATTGCATCCACAATATAAGATAGTTAGCCGCTTGTCTTTTGTCGAACCCAAATTGTTCAACTAAATAAGATGATGCTCCAAACATATTTGTTATTCCGCTATCTCTTAAAAGATTTAAATATCCAAACACATCTTGAATTTCTTTGTTTATTTCTTCTGCCATTTCTTTACTTGTCATATCTGTTTTGTATTGATTAATATATTCAAATATACAATCTTATTAACATATACACAAATTTATTTTAGTGTAAAGCATATTTCCCAAAGTTAGGTCTGCTTAATATCGAGTAGGTTGCATAACGACAAGGGTCAATAATATGGTTATTTTTATCTTCCGGAGTATTAGTTAACATTCCAGATCTATCCTCTTTCCATTTATAATTCCTAAACTCACTTATGGCATTTGTTGAGGTAGATAGGATATGTATTTTATATCTCTTTAATAAATCAATTCCGGCATTCACACTATCCTTTCCCTTTATACTAGAAAATATATTATGTCCCATTGCTCGAAGTTCTGAAATTAATCTAGGTTCAGCACTATCTGCGTAGATTGGTTTACTTGTTAGATTTAACTCTTTAAGGAATTTGTTTATATCACTCGTAGTCATTTGAGTTCTATATAGATGTTCCTGGATATAAAGATTATGTCCTTGGCTATAAACCGCAACAAAAGTAGTTGGGTCATTCGTGTAACCAAAATCCATTCCATATGCAATTAGTTCTGCTTCTTGCGGGATCTGGATAACCTCAACATACTTGAATATAGTGCTTCTGCTCGCTGCTCTTTCTCCTAATCCATATATCTGCCAATACTGTTCATCTGTATCTTTTAACCTTTCTATTTCACTTCTAATAGATGCTTCAATAAAAGGATTATCTAGGTAGGTTGTTTTATAAAATACACAATCATCTCTAGGTATTAGCTTATCATATATCCAATGGTATTCATCCGATGGATTAAAGTCTAATATTATTCTGTCTTGTGTTCTAAATAATAATTGCTGCATATCCTCATAGTACAACTCATTACCCTCGTTAACGAATAGCAAATCCCTTTTCCGCCCTCTAATCTTTTGAGGTTGGTCTAAAGATATAAATTCCACTAGGTTCCCAAATAGGTGATATTCTGAATTAGACTTATTATGGTTCTGTTCACTATAACAATTATAATTTTGTAGGATAGCCATAAAATCTCTCATCACCGTTGCTCTTAAACTTGGAAATGATTTACGGCAAACTGTTATAACCTTATTGTTATTATTAGCACAATAGTTAAATATTATCCATAAAAGAATATTATAAGTCTTTCCAGATCTTGTACCACCTTGCTCAACTACAATTTTTTTATCTGTATTAGCTAAATGCTTATAGACTATATTAGTCTGTATCTTCGGTTTTATCAATTATCTCTATTTGAAAATTAGTTGGCATTCCATCTGCTCCGGTAATTTCTTGTCTTTCAATATATCCTCTTTTCTTTCCTTTAGTCTTTAGATAGAAGATTGTAGCAGCAGTTGAGTTATCAGCTATCTGTTTATGTAATTGGCTTTCCGCAAAATCTAATGCTACGTTTTCAATATCCCTTACCTCAATAGCAAATGCTTCATCATCTTTAAGCCATTTGTAATATGTTGACCTGGGAACATCTGCTTTCTTACAAGCTACCGTAACAACTCCTAAACTCTGCTCTAGTGCTTTTAATAAGCTTTCCTTTTTTATGTGTCTATCTTTGTTCATATTTAAACTCCTTTTATTGGTGCTTTTATTATAGGATTTAAGTCAAAGGTTTTTATTTTTTTACCTTTTTGTGTGTTATCTAGCTTCACAATTTTTGAACCCCATTTCTTTTGCATTAATTTTATTTGTTCTTTTTCTCTGCCCATTGTTCTATAATCAGCACATCCCCCTAAATTTCCGTGGTCTTTCTTCACTAAACAAGCATAGTTAATTCTTAATATTTTCCTATGTTCATTTAAGTTCTGCAAGCAATAATCATAGTCATCTTTTAAAGGCAATCTTTCATCAAATCTCAATTCATTATTTAAAAATCCCATAAAAGAAGCAGATACAGTATTTGTTAAACTAAAGGGTGTATATTCTCTATAACTTCCTTTATCTCCTAATATGTTAACCCCCCAGAGTTTAGCCCCTACTTCTTCGCACATATTGAACCCTTGCTCAACCCATTCCGTAATATTTTTAATTATCTCTTGTTTTGGCTTTCCCTCTTTTATATTCCATCTTTTTATAGCTTCCAGATCATCATCTACAATCAAACCTTTTTCTCCTATATAGTTATCAAGCATATAATTACGCACCCTTGCTATGTTTCCTTTTATACTGTCCGGCATAACCTCAACATTATAACCTAGCTTCTTGTAATCATCTGCCTCAAACTCGTGAACGCAATAAATTATATCTTCTATTATTTTGTGAGTTTTAACTCCTTTAGCTCTTTTGTAACTAGGTGCATATATTTTCATACTCCTTTTATTGGTGTTTTAAATTCAAACCTTGTTTTATTCCAATTCATTATCTTTTCCCCCCATTTGTTATTCAACATAGTTGCGTAAACTCTCCTATCATCATTTGTATACTTAATCACACTATCTTTTCCGCCATCCTCTCCATAGGTTACAGTTGCATATTGATTGTCTTTTAAAAGTCTTCTGTTTGAGTTTAACTTTTGTACCCAAAACTCAACATCTTCGTTTATTTTAAATCTTTCATCATATCTAATTCCGTCATTCTCACAAATTAAAGTGCAGTGAAATATAACTTTAGTAAAAGAAAAGGGTTGATAGTCTTTAAGTTTCATATTATCAAGTGAGTAATCTATTCCCGCATATTTAATATCGCAATCTTTAGCCATTATGTATAGCCTCTCTAATAACTCCAATGTTTCTTCACCATCTAAATCTTTGCTTTCTTTTTTTCTTTTAACTTTCACCAGATCATCATCTATAATCCATCCATATCCATCTTTTTGTTCTTCTTTAATTAAATCTAAAACAGCATTCCTTTTTTTAGATACAGAGCCATCTCTGCTATCTTCAATACTTTGAACTGCATCGCCATATCTTTTTCTGTATTCTTTTTCTTGGCTTTTAGGTACAATTATTTTACCGCAACCCAGATACTCATAAGTTCTAACTTTGTCAGCTCTATTGTAAGAAGGTATGTATATGTTATTCATCCTTTATATCTCTTAAGTATTTCGCTCCATTTAAAACCCTCCCAATTCCTTTAGACCANGGTTTNCCGTTTGCTCTCATTGAATGAACNGATTTAATATTAAAATGAGTTTGTGCNGATAACCAATCAACTTCAGAGTCAAAAAGCAAAACTACATAATTGTGTGCTTCATCTAGGTATTCGCTAAATTCAATTTCTGGTTCTTCAACTCCGGTGAAATCCTCAAAAGGAAATCCATCTAATCCCCATTCTTCCAATTTATTTGCATCCCAATCATTAGCTAAAATATCCCAATCCCATTCACCAAACCCTACGTTATCTTTTACAATAAACTCTTGTTGTTGTTCTTCCGTAAGGTCATCAGCTTTTAAAATATATACTTCTTTTAATCCGGCTTCTTTACAAGCCTTTAATCTCATATTACCACCCAATACAACCATATCTTTATTCACTACAATAGGGCGCANTTTAAGCATCTCCGGAAAGTCTTTAATTGACTTTACTAGCTTTTTAAACTTATTNTCTTTTATAAAGCGGGGATTGCTTTCATTTGGTTTTACNTTACTAATCTTTACTAGTTCCATATATATAACGTATTTAATTTATTTATTTCNTAACTTTAATTNTAGCANTNTTTCTNTTATTGNTTTTCTTTCTTTACCCTTTGGTAATTTATCAANNAGTTGNTGTAGCTTTTGTATTAGTTTCTTGCTCATAGTTTTTCTATTTCGTTTAATACTTCTTGGTAGTACTCTATGTTGTTAGATGGTTTTAGTATTTCGTTTTC